GTAGGCAGCCTACCTAAAAAAGAGGCTTGATTACGACTGCCTTTAGATGAGTTACATGATTGACAGCAAGCAACTGCGTTCTCATAACTAACTACTAGATCAGGTGCTTTGCTAATTGGAATTATGTGATCCACTGTATTAGCTGGTTGCTGGCAATAATGACATGACCATTGATCACGTGCTAACACCTTCAATCTAAATTTCTTATAGTCTCGGCTTAATCTTGGATCGCCTCGCTTTGCCATTATTGCCAACCTTTAGTCTTTAAATGCTTTAATGCTAGGCAATAGTTAGGCTCATCATACTGTGTAACACCATAACGATTAGCTGTGTAATACCAATACCACCAGAACTGGTAATCAGCCGGTGCGCCTTTAAGGCTTACCGATTTGCCTTGATAATAGCCATAATGGGATCCATTGACTGCATTGATATTCCATCGACTTTCTCGATAGATAATCTCGTTATGGCATTTATATTGTTTATCTGTTAACTGGTAATCAGCTAATGAAGTAATGCTTTTATTTGGCACTATTGAAGCTTCTAATCTAGGCATAAGTGCCATAGATAGACCTATCCCAATAACGGTCGCTACCGAGCGAACTAGCCGCAAGCGGTTCGCTCTGAAGCCCTCGAAGGCTTCTAGCCGTAAGTGTACCGCCTTAGTCAAATCCATTAACATAAGTCCTGCTCAGAACGGCGTTGCTTACTTGTTGTCTGTAGAATAGAAACCAACAGACTTAAATATGACCGGCACAGACGAATAGATTTTGCGCATTGGTTCATGACATAAAGGGCATTCAAGTTCTTGTTCTGCATTTATTGGAAACTCCTTCTCATAACGAGTATTACTTTCGCAACGCTCGGTGTTAGTGCATTCCCATTCATAAATCGGCATTACTGCGCCTCACACCAATTGCACGGATCATTGATTGTCCATTCTCCACATTGATTGCATCGCCTAATATCTGAGTCTTTAACGCTATCTCTGCGGTTCTCATAGCCAGCATCACGAAGTAACTGCACCAGATCGCCAAGTCGAAGCATCGCAACGTAATCGTTCGGTGTTTCTCCTTGCCCATTAAGTCGAAAGCAAGCAAACCCCAATAGCCCGCTTTCAGCTGTTCTAGTTTCGATCTGGCGCAGTGTCCCCCGGATATCGAGTGCCGAGCGACTTTTAACCTCGCAGTCGAACGGGACATTGAGTATGTCTCGCCCAGCTCCTCGACCTACTTGGGCGCCTTCCCACCAGCGCCGCAAATAATCTGCAACCACGCGCTCGGTGCGAAAGCCCCTATGCTTGCGGCTTTGACTCATTGACGGCGTGACATTTCTTGCATGACCAAGTTAATGATTGACCCTTGATCCAAAATGCTAATTCGTTTGACGGACATGGTTCGTTGCATAGATGACAGATTATCCTAACTTGCAGCGCATTGAGAGCTTCTCGCTGGCGTGCCTTTTCGTATAATTCATCATCGGTTGGAAACTTCTCCCATTCGCCATCTTGGTTTAGAAACTGTAAGCCGCTCATTGACCCTCACGCACCTTCCAAGTGCCGTCTGCCGCCAAGTTGTACCAAATGACATCCTTGCAGGCAAAGCAGTTAAAGTTAGCCCATGGCTTGCCGTTCTTATTGCTGACTCCAGTCTTCCATGTCATTGGCTTATGATCATGGCAGTTCCGACAATGCGGAATGTCTTTATCGATCTTCACAGCGCCCAATCGATCCTGGACTAACGCGACAGCCTCAGCTGCACTAGGCGCTGGTGCGACCGTTTTAACAGTCCAAGGATCATTTTCAACCTCAGTGATTATGCGATCGTTTAACTTCTCGGTGAATGGCTTTGGCTCAGCTGCTTTGACTTTAGACATTTCTTCGCGGCTTGGGCGTTTGCCTTTCGTAACGTAGCCTGCGTTAGCCAATGCCCGACCGATCGCACTCGTTTCGCAATTCTCAAGCGCCGACGTAGAATTAACTCCTCGCGTTGAGACGGTTTCTTCTGCATAGCCAGTTGTCCAAGGCTGTGCGTCCACTTCAGTTCGATAAACAGAAGCCTTAACAATAAATCGCTGAAGCGTTGAGTCAACCAATAAAGTATCAATGCGACCATCTGGGTGATCCTTCCAAAATTTAACTAGGCGTTCTTCGACTGTCTCGTAATCTTCTAGATTAAACATAAAGTTCGTTCTCCTCTGTGTGGAGTTGTCCGGCAATGGCCAAATATGCGCACGCATCGACGTTATTATCAACCTTAGCCGTTTCCATGCTCCTGGCTATTTTGACGAGTGCCATACACGTTGCGACTTGATAGTCAGTAATTGGCATTTCAAGATAAGACGACCAGAGGGCTGCTGTTCGAGCCATATTGTCACTTGGGTGTCCGTAGTCGAGACCACGATCTTGTATAGTCGCTCTGGCTTCGTTGAGGAAATCACGGGCGTTCATTATCTAACCTGATCGAACTGCTGATAGTGCTTGCGAACTGCCTTGCGACCTACAATGTAGCCATCTCTATGGCCTATTTTGTAACCGTAAAAGAAAATCCCGACCCATGAGGCCAGAATGATCAGCTGTAATATGCTCATTTTGCTCCCTTTCGGCAGACTTTCTGCCTCTTGAGAGAAGTAAAGCATCGCTAGGAGACAGAACCGCGCTTCTTTGTATAACGAAACGGTAACGATTCTGCCTCATCAATGGCTGTGTCGATCGTGCGTTTTATATCGTTATCGAGATCGTCCATACCTGCGCCCATGGACTACGAAAGTGCCATCCTTTTCAAGATTGATAATACTGATCTGACTACCCTTGGCATCTTCTTCGATGATGATAAAAGCTTGCTGCCAGTTCATTGTTCCCTTCGTGTAAGTAGCCTTGCGCACATCCATAAGATGGCCGCCTTCATAGCCTCGAATGATGCGATTGATCTTGCCACCGCTTGACTCAGAAAATTGTGAGAAACCAGCGCGATGCGTGTGACCGCAGATGGTTGAAATACCCGCCCTACGGGCGCTTTCAAGGGCTGTGAGACCCGGTGTGGGCTTCACACTACCCTCGTCCCCATGTACCGCCAAAACGCCCTTAGCGACCGCGTATGGCTTCTTATGGTAGGTAATACCCAGTTCGTCTAACTTCATGAACTTTTCAAACTTTAACTCAGGCAAGGACATGAATGCAGGGATTTTGTTCATGATGACATTGAATAATCGATCGGTATGATTAGAACGCACCATATGCTGATCCTTGGCGTATTCGCCTAACCGCCAAAGAATATCAACGGTCATGTCTCGATTATCAGCTAGTGTTTGTTCGTACCATCCTGGTTTGCCTTCGCTCCAACGCCCGATTTCTGTGAAATCTGCTTCGTCTCCCAGAGTAAGTACGCTATCTGGGCGGTATGCCTTAATAAAAAAGATAACATTGTTAACGGCTACCTCATCGTGCAGGGGAATTTGAAGGTCTGGAATACAAACTGTTCGACGCATAGCCATAATTAGTCCTCATCATCGTCATCTTCATAGGTGTGTGGGATTAGATCGGGCTTAGGAAGTATCCAGTCAGGATAGGCTGATGGCTCAGTTATGATTCCAAGGGCTAGTTCAACGTCAAAGCCAGCCCGGCGAAGTGCGCGATACATTTCCTGCAAGCTAATTGCCCAAGCATCGAGCGCCGAGTAAGTGTCTAGATCGATGGTCTTTTTGCGAGCCATAGTTAAAATTATCGCTCAAGAAGAATGTTGTAAATCTCATCGACACGCTGATTGAGTCGTTTAATTTCCGACAGCAAATGCGTGATCACATAGCCAGCCAAGCCACCCACTATCGCAAGCGTGGCAATATAAAGATTTAAGTAGTCTGTTGATGTCATTTTTTAGGGGTGGCATAACCAAAGAATCCGGCAACGATTGAGCCAAGGATTGATCGGTAATCTAGAGCGAAGTTAGATGTTGTTCCCCATACGGCAAGGAATGCTCCGATTGAGATTACTGCTGGATGCTTCATATTCATTCTGTCTCCTGATCTGGGATCTCGATTTCTTCAACGATGTTGTTATTAGGCTTTGACTCGTCGTGGCCGCCTATGCCGTAAGTAATTATTTTCATTATGCGAACCTAATATAGACATAGACCGCAGCTGTTCTTTCAATTAAAGAAGTAATGCTAGAAGGTAATGCACCACTCACAGATGCTTGTCCTAAACCTTGAATTATATTACCACCGGGAGTCCCGCTATTACCTAAAACAAATGGATTGACATTGTTGGTTCCTGCACTAACTCCAACTGCACTAGGCATTGAGCCTGAATTAACAACACCAGCCAGCCAATATATACCAGCATTTAATGATTGACTGATTGTTATTGAATAAAATGTTGAACTTGAAGTAGTGCTCACAGTTCCAGCATCTAAAATTAAACTTGATGGTACGCCGTCTGAGTCGGAATAAATACCTAATCTCGTTACAGAACTTGCACCGCCTCCAACAATATAAACACCAAGTCGATCGGCGGTTAATGTTCTGTCAAGATAAATTGGTGTGCATATCATTTCCTGAGATACGAACGAAACTGATTGTTGTATTGGAGTTGAAGTTCTATAGTAAACAGCACTTCTTTTTGCAAGTTGAGAACTTACTCCAGTCGCACCTGTAGCACCATTTGTTCCTGCAACACCAGTAGCGCCATTGGTTCCTGCTGGCCCTGTTGCTCCTGTTAATCCTGTTGGCCCTGTAGGCCCTGCTGGACCTGTTGCGCCTGTCAAGCCACTAGCACCTGCTGAACCAGCAGTACCAGCAGTACCAGTAGCGCCCGTCAAACCAGTCGGTCCAGTTGGTCCTGCAACACTTGAAGCTGCACCTGTAGCACCTGTTAAACCAGATGCTCCTTGTGCTCCAGCAGAACCAGCAGTTCCAGTAGCTCCTGTTAAACCTGTCAGGCCAGTTGCACCAGCTGGGCCTGTAGCCCCTTGAACGCCAGTAGAACCAGTAGCGCCAGCACTGCCAGTTGCGCCAGTAAGACCAGAAGCGCCTTGAGGACCTGTAGCACCAGTAAGACCAGTCAGACCTGTTGCACCTGCAATTGTTGATGCTGCGCCTGTTGCGCCAGTCAAGCCGCTAGGACCAGTTGCACCTGTTGGGCCGCCTGCTGGGCCTGTAGCCCCTTGTGGGCCTTGTACTCCAACTGAAGAAACAATTACTTGATTAACATCCTCGGTAACTGTTAATTCAGTTACAGTAGGCTGGATAACAATTATGTCGCTCATCGAGTTATCTGTGAACTAACACTAGCAACCCCTTGGATCAAGCGAGTTACTACTCCAGTAGGTGAAGTGATTTCAAGGTCATAGTCATACTTGGCTGAGTCATCGAGTGCGCCAGTCTGAGCAGCTGTGGCACGAATAGCCAAAGTTCCAGTAGCACCAGTAATAGTTATGCCAGAAACCTGAGTAAGACTGATCGCTGCTGTTGCGCTTGTTGTAGTTAAGCGAAACTGCATTGCTGCTGTATAGCCAGTCAGGTTAATTGCAGTACCAGCAGAGTCTTTATAGACAATGTTGAGATACCAGTCAGCGCCTTGGTCGATTACGAATGAATAGTTTTCAGCCATTATTTGCTCCTAGTAGTGGGACATTAAAGAACGAACCGTCCTCATCGCCTTTGCAAGTAAAAGATATATGGCAATGGTGGCGGTGCTGATTACTGCCTGTATATTTTCTAAAGCGCCATAGGCTTTTGGCTGAGGCGATCTTGCCGTCAAAGATGATGTAAGAGATGCGTTTATCAGACTTTGCCAAGATACGAAGTTGATCTGCCACATCGGGCATGAGGTCGGGCTTGGCTTTGCCGGATAGATCGCGGTCAATGTCGATGGCACGTACCCAGCCCTGCTCATCTGGATTATGGTCAGACTTACGAGTTGAGTGCCGACTATCACCGATCCAGCCGTCCGAGGTACGATCACGATCGCTGAAGCAGTCATCAAATTGCTCACGAAGTTGAATTGCTGCTTTGCTCAACTGAGGCTTCACAGGTTGCACACTCCCATCGCTTTAACTCATTGAGTGTTAACTCTGGGTGATTGCATGGCATTGGAGCAATAAAGGCATCGTCAATAGGATCATAGGTATAACCAATTCCTGCATAGTTATAGCGGATCTTGCCGTTGTATGAAGTTTTAACCCAAGTGCCGCCAAGATTATCTAATAGCCATTGGTAGCCTTCATCAAGCTCATTGTTGTCTCCAACAAGTACGCGGATAACCTTGTTGTCTTTGTTTAATTCTGCCCAATGACTCATACTGCATACCTCACGATTACAATTCCTGATCCACCCTGTTGACCACTATTATCACCAGGCGCTCCACCGCCACCGCCTGTATTGGCAACGCCTGTGTAACTTGCTTTGTTGTTTCCACCGCCACCACCAAGTCCACCGGGTTGAGTAGTACCACTTCCCCCGCCTGCAAAATAATAAGTGCCTGAGACATTTTCACCGCTGCTTGTTGCAGAACCAAAAGACGAATAAGTTGATAAACCATCGCCACCTGTACCAGTATTTGTACCAGCTGCCGCCGATCCACCGCCACCACCTGTATTTGTACTCGTTGTTGGAGAACCACCGTTAAATCCTTGACCGCTTGTAGCAGTTCCACCAGTAGCATTTTTTGATGCACCGCCGCCTGATCCACCATTACCGCCTGCAGTCGGCCCATTACCTGCGCCGTAACCGCCACCTTTAACAACTGTCAAAGAACCAACAGAACTATCAGCACCATTGCTGCCGCTGCTTGCTATATTAGGAGCACCAGCACCCCCAGCGCCTATAGTTATGGATTGATTTGAGTTAAAGTTTTGTGAGGCAAAATACAATAATCCACCTGCGCCACCGCCTGCGCCGTATTCCGATCCGCAACCGCCGCCGCCTGCAACAACGAGTACATCACAGGTTAAAGTTCCACCTGAAACTCCTAAAGTTCCATTAGCCGTAAACTTTCGATAGTTATATCCACCGCTAGTGTATAAAGTGCCACCAGTTACAACGGCTGGAGAAAGTACAGACTGAACTCCAGTAATGACATTAGCGATCATTAGGCTATTGCACCCACAACGTACCAAGCATCTGTACCGGTCTTGATACAGGCTGCTGACTTGTACTGAGCAAGAGTTGGCGCAGCTGCTGTTGCACCTGCTGAAAGAATTGTTGTTGTGCCAGAAGTAACGGCTGAGATGGTGCAAAGACCAGCGCCGATATTAAGTACGGTAATGACTGTACCGACTGGGTGAGCCACGTTAGCGTTAGTCGGGATCTTGATCGCGTTAGCTGAGGCGTTGGACTGGGTAATAAGCGTCTGGTAAGAGTCGCCAATAACAGTTGTGTAGGTCGTGCCTGTTTGGGCGTTAAGGCTGAAAGCCACCAACCCATTGAACATAGCCGCGCTTAGGACATCGCCTGTTGCTGCTGGAAAGCCTGTTGCCATTTATATCTCCTAGTACGCCATTATGTTAGTGCCGATTATACCTGATATTGACGATCCGATGATGAACCCTTCAACGATCGGTTCGAGAGTTGTAACAGTTACCTTCATGGAATTGGGCGTTATATTCCAGTCCAGTCCTTGCGCCTGCAAAGTCTTAACAATGGTTGATCCATCTGGTTGAATGTTGGTAATTTTCAGGTTTGAAAAGTAATCAAGTCCAAGCATTGTGGCAGTTGGCACTGACGTATCGAGTAGATCGACAGTCATGGCATCGATGCGAATTGTCGTATCGGCCCTAGTCGCTACATAGATCTTGGCTACGTTTAACGCGTCTGCATCTGTTTGAAGTACTAAGTTTGACTGGTTTAACTGATGTGGGAAGTACTTGGCGATCGATGTTGAGTCAGTGGCGCTTTGAGCAGTACCGCCGTAACGAGTCATGATTGATGAATTGATGATCAATTTATCGTCAAAGGCGAAACGTAGATCAGTGTAAGGAATACCGCCGGACTGATTGAACTCAATTGGAGTATTGCCGTACTTCTTGATGACGTTAGTGCGGTTGATAAATACTGCTGTCCCGGCTGTGTTGATATAAAACGCGCCTTGCTCGGAGAACTCGGCATTCTTGATAGCATCGAGCGAAGTCCTAGAAGTGCCAGGATCGGCAATGCAAGTCGTGTTACCTGTGTCGATCGTGCGCATTGATGTTGGGAATGACACCTGATCTAAGATCTTGCCGATGCGTGTGCCAGTATCTTGCCCGGCTGTAGCATCTGTAACGCCTACGACGCCTGCCTGCTGCATAAGTCTAAAAGCATCTGAGCAGATGATGTCGACATAACCTGTGTCTTGGTTTTGAGGATAAGTGTATTTATAGTCGGTCGTATAACCGCTGAATAGAAAGTATCCAACGCCGCCAACGGTTGCTGAGACACGTAGTTTGCGAAGCGGAGTTAAATAGCCGTAATAAGGGCTGTTGACGTTTTGCGGGTTGAAGTAAGAATTAGGGTCAAGAACTCGGACTGTACAAGTGCCAGCCTCATAAGTATCGCGCATGATATTGCGTCCGCGTTTAATTGAGATCGAGCGAACGTCTGGAGTTAAATCAACGGTTGGTTCTGGCGTTGTCGTGGAAGCTAGTGTGCCAGTGCCTAATACGCCATATTTGGTATCGCCAATAGTGAACGGATAGCCAAAGGTCGCGCCAGAAGTGAAGTCAAACGATACGCTGATTTGCGCTGGAAGTGCCATTACCCAAACGCGCCTAATCCGCCTTGACGGTAGATAGCAGCAAATTTAGCTTGTAATGAGTCATTAAGTAGGCTATCTCGAATTACATCGACTAGACCTTCTTGGGCGATGACTGATCCAGCGTTGACGTTGACGGTAACATCTACGCCACCTGCGGCGGTGATCTGTGAACTGTTTGGCAATGAATACTGCTGACCAGTTACGCCGTAGCCTGAAGCCATCGATGTCATCGGCGCTGCGCTGTAATTACCATTAGCGATCGATGCTGCAAGCTGCTGGGCATTAAGCAAAGTCGTAATCCAGCCCGAGAATGGGTTCTTAGCATCTGGAAGGTTTGAGTAATAAGCAACGAGTGACTGACTTAGACCCTGAGACTTGGCCAATTCTCCGGCCAACTTAGATGCGGCGCTGGCGTTCTCAGTTATGATTGCCAACTGAAGTTCTAGGCGCTTGCGTTCCTCGTTGGTTATATCGCCTTTAAGTGCAGCAATAATTTGAGCCTGTTGAACGTCAAATAATGTGCCAGCCTTTTTTAGCGTTTCTTGATCTTTAGCAGCTTTGAGTTCTGCTTTCTTTGCAGCAAGCAATTTAGCCTGAAGTGCAGCTTCTTTTTTATATTGGTTGATGCGATCCCATGCAACCTTTTTGTTAACTTCTGACTGAATGGAAGGAATTGATCCCATAAACGGCGCAGACTTGCCAGCGTTTTCGCCCAAAGCTTTAGCGGCTGCTAAGTCTCCACGCAATATCGCTAAAAATTGGCCAATGCCTATACCAAAATTTGACTGAAACTTTGCTGCTTTTTGAGCAAGACTATCTATGAAATTAAGAGTGTTATCAAAGCCTGCATTGCCACCGCCGCCGATATTGGTAAGGCTGTCTAAAACTCCGTTGCCTAAAGTTTCTTGTGCGGTTTTTAATGCAACATTTAAGCGATCAAACTTGCCTGAGTACGTATCGACGGCAACTTGAGCCTGACCGCCAAAGAGTGAGTTAATTCGTGCCTGAACTTCCTCAAAAGACATGGCTTTTAGTTGTGCCTGAGTTAATCCAATGCCGTATTTGGCTAGGGCGCGAGTCTGCCCTACATAACCCTTAGAAAGATCCCCGGCAACGCTGACTACATCTTGGCCACTAGCTGCTGATAAATCCAAAGCGGTGCGAAGCAATGATTGAGACTTGGCTACATCGCCAGTAGTGGTTAATAAAAGTTGAAAAGCTGGACGAAGTTGATCATCGAGTACGCCAAATTGCTTTTCAAGATCGGATATAAAGTTTTTAACTGCTGGGTCTGCGTAGGCTAAACCTAAGTTATCTAAAGATCGGCTTAAAGTCCTGGCTGCTTTATCATCTGCTGCAAAGGCTTTGGCGGCATTATATTGAGAACGCGCTAAACGCTGAACAGTAAATAATCCTAAATATGATTTGGCAAGTGTTTTGACTTGATTGTTGAGACCAATAGTTGCTTTGGTGGCATCGGCAAAAGCCTTCTTGCCAGAAAATACCGTTGCAATATCTACTTTTAAGTCAGCCATTATTTACCATCTGTCCTTGCATTAAACTGATTTGCTGAATTCTGAATGGCCCTAGCCACTGCGCCAACTGCTTTACCTTGATCTTCTGAAAAGGCTCTGAAAATTACGCGGCCAGTCATCTTGCGAGTTGCTCGACCTACTTGTCCCTGTGGTCTTGCGTTAACTAGGTTGCCAACCCTATTGGCTCTAGCAATAAATTGTTTGCCAGCATTAGGGTTGAGTGATTTATTAACTTTATTAGATGTATCAATGTAATCACTAAACTTGCCGCGAGTTGAAGCCTGTGAAGGTTGACCTTGTGGATTTTTACGCCCGGCGGTTTCATAAATTGCTCCGCCAGCAGATGAGTTAATAATACGCGCTAAAGAAACGAACCCTCGTTTATTTGGCTTAGATGGACTGGTCGAATACTTGACGCCACGCTTAGCTTCATTTTGATCGTACTTTGGAAAGTGACGATAATTAGTCGTTTCTGTTGATGATGCGGCTTTAGTCCAGCCGGATAACATTGAGTCAGCAGCTGGCATATAACCGCGAGCCTTGTTAGTCATAGGCTTTAAAACCGCGGTCATCTGCTTTGTGGTTTGCTTGGCTAGATCAGGTTCAAACTCAAGAAGGGCTTTGCGAAGCTTATCTGCGCCTTTTAACTCGACTGGCATCGCTCTGCTCCTTTGCTCTATCCTTCAGGGCTTGAAGTAAAGTCCTGAACATTGTGTGATCTAGTTCAATTAAAGTTTGTGGCGAAAGTCCAGTCTCTAGCGATAATCTCGCTACGAGATAGGTGAAGGACTCCCGCGCTACGCCAAAGGGTCGTCGTCTAGAACCTCGACTCGCGTCAATGTCTCTAAGAACGACTCGCCAAACGGCTTAACGGTTTCACCCGACCGACGTATAGCTTCCCAGCAAAGCCAATAAACATCGCTCTGCTTTTCGTCATCTCTAAAGGCTTTATGGAAGCCCTTTTTTGCATATTGCTCGAAGGCGTACTCGATCGCCGGAGTGATCTGGTATTCGTTAACGCTTCCATCTGCCCTTGTTAC